CCCGCCTGGTCCTCACCCGAAGGTGAGGCCCTGCGCTACTCTATATCTACCGGCATCAATTACGACACCGGTAGGGACTAGAGGGGTATGTGCCTGTTTGTCAGCACGCTTACGCTTCACAGCGTCCTTAGGTCCATCAGGATCCTCTTCGAGCCTCAGCGGCCCTGGAGTATCCGACCTTAGCATTCCGTGGACAAGAGCTCGCTTAACCCCTAACCTAGAAAGGACCTTTTGGAACCCTCCTAACTTAAAGACGAACTCATCCTGATAGGATGTTGTCGCACGTATTGACTGGTACATATAAGGCCATTCACGAAACTCGGCACGTCTCCTGGGCTCGAAGCCCAGATAAGAGAAGTGGTAGGACCCAGGGTGGAAATCACCTGTGGGCCCTCTCACCGTGCGCGTTAAGCTGTGGTTTTTAATATCAGCCAAACTGCTATGTACACCCGCAGTATCTGGATAATCATAAGGAACCAATAGAGGCTCCTTCTGACCGGCCAGACGCACCTGATCAAACAGGTAAGCAAGTGTACTGGGAATCTCGTCGACTGACCAACGTTTTTTAAGGGCGTTGATCAGTTTATAGAGATAAGCTTGGTAAGCCCTTCCGGACTTTGCCATGTTTCCCTTCCAATCGCTCCTACTCATGAGAGCAGGACGAACGTCATAGCCACGGTAGTAGTCACCACCGCAGCTTTCCCTGAAATCCCCGGTTGAAAAAGTCTTATCAGCATTGATTAATAATCCTAACTCGCTAAACACGGTAAGCACGGTTTCGTGCATCGTGAGCGGGTAGATCATGTCATCGCCGAAGACTGATATCGTTTGGTTTTTAAGGCCAAGGACATCTTCAACACCTTTAAGGAGACCCAGAAAGACAAGAGTCTGGAGCGGAAAAGTAACTCCGTTCCCCATCGTGGAAAACGTCGCTAGATCTATGGCGGTGCCGTCAATCTTTACTTTCCCGATGCGTCCAGCAAATAGGGCGTCAGCCCATCGTTGCTCGAACAGCATCCTTACGAGAGTACAAGTGATGTTATCACTCGCCGAACTCTGATCAGCAGTAACTAGCTGACCAGTACGACTTCCTTCCGCTGCAAGGCGGTTGTGTATCGGCTGTAAGGCCGAGATGTCGTATCCGGATCTACGTAGACAATCTTCAAGAAGCCGTCCCATACCACTGGACTGTAAGGTACCAATGGTCGAATTAGGGACGATAAATCTGAAGGATTTCCATGTCTTGTCAACAAGAGTAGCTAAGAGCTCATCACAAACCACATAAAGAGGTGTTTTTCGCACCCGCGATACCCTACTAGCGTATCTGCTAGCAGGCCTGTCCCAAGCAGAGTAAACATGCTTGTGCCAGAGGATCTGCTCCTGAGAACCAGTTAGGTGTTCATATCTCTCGGCTATATTGGCCTTACGAGCTGGGACACCCACTGATGACTTCTTACCGAACGTAGCCTTAACGATTGCTTGGCAACTAATGAAATCGCCAAGACAGTTTCCAATCCAGCCGCGTGCCACGAACAAAACCCGCCTTGTGAGCGGTGAAAGTTCGTAGGTAAACCCGGTCAGACGCTGATTATTAGCAATAAATTTCTCAATTGCTTCTGCTCGGACGTCTTCAGGAGAGAGGAGATCGTTAGAAAATGAGTAACGCTTCAACCAGGTTTGAATCTGGTACTGGCATTTAAACTCAATAGGTGAAAGGTCCTGGCCAACCGCTATCGACCTGATCCTAACAAGGCTGCGTGAGGAGATTACCTCAAGAGCGTCCCTGTAATAGGAATCAGATACGAAAGGTCTGAAGTCCTCTATCAATGCTGATAAGCATTCCCATGCCACAGCATCGACGCAATGAAGCGTCGGTTCTGGTTTTTCTTTTTTCATAGTTTCCTACTTAAGAAAGGAGTGAAAGTTCCCTTCCACCCCATGGTGTTCAACAACAACTGCCCTAAAGCAGCTGGAAACGCGGACCGAAGGCCAAGAAGTACAAACCCGCTAGGGTAAGTACGAGGACTACGGTCA